TCTGTACTGCATACGATCAGGTGATGTCAGGGTATACGCATCTCGGAAGAAACATCGTGGAACTCACGGAGTCTGGATACTACACACCCGGTTCACCCACTTCGAACTACAAAAACTTCAGTGCGACCGGCGGGTACGGGCAGGGTTGGGTAGAGATCAAACCAGCAGCAGGTGTCGTTCCCAAGATAAACCTGAATGATCATATAGACAACAATGCGGTACGCATGAACATCTACCAGTATTGGATGCAGGGTATGGTGTTGGAGAACATGCGTCCAACAAACCAAGATGATTGGGGAACCGAAAATGACCCTCGAAACGATGGTCTGATTCTTCCCACGCATGTACACGGAAGGTTCTGGTTCGATGGTTGTACATTCGAATCCAACCTACTCGACATCGGTGCGGACACGGTTGCTTGTGGTGAAACACCTCAATATGGTGGAATCATGAAAGCCAAGTATAGACATAAAGTATTCACCACGGACTGCCACTGGAACCAGTGTTTGGATGGTACAAATGGTGGCGGGCATGTTCTTGTGAAGAACTGCACCACAACAGGGATCATCCGAGATGTAAACAAGAACGCACACTTCGTGATCGGTGGGACTATGGAAATCGTCGGATCCGATTGTGAATTGTTACACTGCGACCACTTCCAACAGTATCAGATATCTGGTGTCGATGATCCTCTCGATGATATCGGTGTCACATATCCAGAGATTCCCGGACTCATGGAGAACCGTATCATGTACGGGTACAACGGAGAAGACCGCATCACCGAAGGTAACTCCCGAGGAATGGCCCAACCGGTATTCATCACGGAAAAAGGAACCGACTATAGAGGTATCGCAATCGTTCACTGCCATTGGTATGGTGACAACGAAGGTTCTGCGAAAGGCCAGATCGGTGGAACCGCTGGACACTTCGTCTTCATAGGAAATACCTTTGACCAACGAAAAGTTCTGTTCAAGGACGGTTTCGGGGACGGGATCACCACTGCTGCTCACACCACTGGGCCATTACTAATCAGAGGCAACATCACGAAAAGACTACAGAACATCGGACGAAACTCACTGGACAATGTACTCGGTGGTATCACAAAGGGAGTCCGTGATGAGTTCAACACTCCTGCTATGGAGTATGAAGGTACACCAAGAAATGATCAAAATCTATCCACGGTCCTGACCTGGCACGTTGCGGATACGTCATCCGTTGATAGCCGTAACATTCGGCTTGTCAGTGGTGGAGGTCCAGATGGTGGTGATTACCTCACTCTTCCTGCAACATGTACCGGTGTCTCTGGATCTGTCAACTCATCCGATGTATTCAAACGATCATCGGGAACAATTGGAAGTTTCCGAGAGTATCCTGCTGGGACTGGTTACAAACAAATGAACATCGATTTGCCTACAGAGTCGGATGCTACTGACTTCGAGAACCAAGTCTACTACGTTCGAGTCACCACATCAAAGGGTGCTGCCACATCAGCATTCAGTGGTTCCAAATCTGGTTCGAGTCCCAAGAGTGTAATCTTCTCTGGACTCAACGATGGGATTTTCAATGGGGTGACCTTCGGAGGGTCCGACGTTACCAACAGTGCAACTGGACTGACGATGGAACTGCGAGTCGATATTAACAGGACAGCAGGAACATATCCGAAGGGTTCCTGAAAAAAACCACTATAAAACAAGTCATTTCCCTAAATAGTATGATCAATTAAGATCACACAAAGGGGAGAAATCAGATGGAAGAAGCATTAAGCAACTATTTCATTGATTTCATCATGGGTGCATTAGGAACAGCTGTGTTCGCGTTGATTGGATTTGTTTGGAAGATTAGTCACAAGGTATCCTCTCTCGAAAAGCAAGTAGCAAACGAGAGAGACTTGAGACAACGGATGGAGAGATCGGTACAGAGGGACATCGACAACATCATCGATAATGTCGATAAGAATCGAGAATGGTCTACGAATAGGATGATGTCGATTGCAAAAGAACTACCCCGTTGAGGGTATGCGGTAAACGCCTCGGGGAACCGGGGCGTTTATCTTTATATGTCACTCCAAAACACTCGTTCATCACCTGTATCATTTATTCTTTTTGCGAGTGACTTCATCGTTCTGTTCTTAAGAGCAAAGTCTGTGCCTACGGTGCGTGAGTTATGCACGATAATTCTCAGGTTGCCTGACTTGTGGACGATTGCATCATCATCATCGAGATTCAAGAACCCAATGACACCCTTTGCATATTTTCCACTCACATATTTCTCACCTGTCATAGCAAACACCACCGAATCGTGCAATGCTTCGTCACTGTCCCATGCCCACATCTTACCTTTCATATCTACAAGCCACCTCAATTCATAGAACTTTGCCCTTTTCATGTGTGCAACAAGTTCCCTTTCGGTGGGGTTTTCCAAACCACGAAAGTTTTCCCACTTCGCACCTTTGTATGGTAAAGCTGCCGATAGTTTAGCGGGTTTCTCTGTGATGTATCGACGAAATGATTTCATCAACAGTCCCATTTACGGAGCGCGAGTGCCTTTCGAGTTGGTCTACCCTTCTCGTCCTTCATGGGACCGGGCATACCACCCATGCGAGCACAGAATGACTTGCGTCTCTTCGCAGCCTTACCGTCTGGGTTCTTCTTTGCAGTCTTCGCGGAGACAGGGGCCTTCAGATCACTTCCGGGGTTCTCTCGTTCGTATGACTTTCGTCCTGCGGCGTTGAGTCCACCCTCTTTGTTCTTACCGGCCTTGCGAGTCCATGCGGGAGACTTGGCCTCTTCGGAGGTTCCGTTGCATCCACAACCCTCTTCGACTGACTCGGATTTACTCCAACCTCCACCCTTACTCTTGTAGTGTTTGGATGCCCATGCGTTGGCATATGCGGAGGGGTACACATCAAACTTTCTCTTTGCGGCGGCGATGGATGCTGCCCAGAGTTTGGGGTTGGTTGGTTTGTTCTTCTCTTCTAGATACTCGTTGAAAGACTTCATGGTCTCCTCCTTTTTAATCTTATTCGACACGTTGATCGGTTTGTTTCCTGTTCCGGGTCGGTCGGTGTCTGGATCATTTCTGCGTTTGCGCCGAACTGCCTTACCGATCTCATTCTTACCACCCTGAGCCCGTAGTTTGGCGGCCTTCTGTCTCGAAAGGCACT